ATATTCCAACTGTTAAAACAAAAACCCACCTATTTTTCACAAGTTGTTTTTGTTGTTTTTTTGATTATCCTATGCTTTTATTTCCCTTCCGTCTTTAAAGGTGACACGAATATCTTCCTTATTATAAACAGTGATGAAATCTACAAGGCTACTCCAAAGGCTCTTATCAAATTCATCTATCAGCCGTTCCTGCTTCTGTAGTCTTTTAATAAAACCCTGCAGGATTTCAGCCTTGGCTTTCTTTTTAGCTATCATATCCGATATCTTGTCATACTCACCTTTTTGTATATCGTATCGGGCAGCCAATTCATTGTAACATTTCTGGTATTTTTCTTGGTTCTGTTCTGTGTGAGCATTTTCATTAATACCGTTTTGTACCATATTCACTAACATTCCTAATTCTTCTTCCAAGATAGAAAGCTGATATTCCAAACTTTCCGTATTGCAAATGGTCTGACAAACCAATTCCACATTGGCAATAACCTCTTCTTTTTCTGATATCAACTGATTAACTGCTGATATAAAAGCTTGCTTGACTTCTTCTTCAGTTAGATGCGGTGTTTCACATTTCTTCTCATTATTGAATTTGTGATTGCAGCGATAAATCTCCCTTCGGTACTTACTATTCGAGTGCCAAACTTTAGATCCATACCAACTACCACATTCTCCACATTTTATCTTTGATGCAAATAACCCTGTTCCGCTATATCTACTTCCCTTTGCTTTCGCTCTTCTTAAAACTTCTGCCTGTACCAAGTCAAATGTGGCTGGATCAATAATTGCTTCATGGTTGTTTTCTACATAATACTGAGGTACTTCACCCTCGTTCTTTTTCATCTTCTTACTAAGAAAATCTACTGTATAGGATTTCTGCAAAAGTGCATCACCCTTATATTTTTCATTAGTAAGGATGCTTTCCACAGTCTTAGTATGCCATTTTTTCTGACCTCCGGGAGTTGGCTCCTCTAATTCTGTAAGTTTTCTTGCTATTCCATAATAGGTCATACCCTCAAGAAAATATTTGTAAATTCGTTTTACTGTCTTTGCCTGTTCTTTATTAACTATAAATCCACCATTAGGACCTCTGTCATAACCAAGGAATCTTTTATAGGCTACACTTGCTTTTCCATCTGCAAAACGTTTCCTTTGTCCCCAAGTAGTATTTTCTGAAATACTGCGACTTTCTTCTTGGGCCAAAGAAGACATTATTGTAATAAGAAGTTCCCCTTTAGCATCAAGTGTCCATATATTTTCTTTCTCAAAATATATCTCAACGCCATGGTCTTTGAGTTTCCTTACTGTTGTAAGACTATCCACTGTGTTTCTTGCAAACCTACTAACCGATTTAGTAATAATAAGGTCAAGCTTTCCTTCCAAGGCATCATCAACCATCTGTTTAAAACCTATACGTCTATTAGTGCTGGTTGCCGATATTCCTTCGTCATAATAAAGTCCGGCAAAATCCCAATCTGAATTGGCTTTGATGTAGGAATCGTAGTGCTTTATCTGTGTGTCGAGACTGATTAGCTGATCATCACTGTCAGTGGATACACGGCAGTAGGCTGCAACTCGCAGCTTGCGATGCTCTGTGAAATCTGACGTATTTTCAGCAATTTTCGTTACCTTTTTCAACTTCTCACCTCCTTGTCAGTGTGACATATTACCTCTAAAACTCAGTAATAGCAACGATTTAAGGGCATAATCTGTGCCAACGCCGGTGAGAAAGATTTGCGGTTTAATGCGGTTATCTTGTTGAATTCTGACAAGGAAATAAGTCCATCTTTGAGCATTGAATCAAGTATTCGCTGAGCTCTTACATAATCAACTTCGTGTTGTAATTGCTCCTGCAGAACAGGCTTCTTTTCATGATTTATTTCTGGTTTTGCGCCAGTAATAGTTGCCATGTGTTTTTCCTCCAGTCTGAGAACCTTGGTCCTCACAACTCACTGGAAGATTTCAGGCCGTTTGGACGAAAAACAAGCAAAAAAATAATGCCCGCCGAAGAAAAATCCTCGATGGGCATAAGTAGGAGAGCGTTATTTGCTGTATTTAATAAAGGCATCGCTGAAGCCCGCCGCTTTAACTCTTTTGAGCATGGCATCAGCGTTAGCTTTGACAGAATATGCACCGACCTGAACCCGGTACAGTTTCTTCGGTTCGGTCGGAGTAGGTGTTTCAGTCGCTGTGAGCAGCCTTTTAACCTCAACGCGGAAAGAATCCATCGATTTACCGTGCTTAGGAAACCAGTGCATCACATCAGCGTGATTGCTGGCAATGCCTTGTTTATAGCCCTCGCTGTGGCAGATGATGTCCTTTTCGGTTAATCCATAGAGTTTGCAAAGGTATCCACAAAGTTCAACGGCCTCCCGGTACACCTTGTTGAAATAGGTGCTGTCCGAAAGACCATCCTCGCAGATTTCAAAACTGATATGAGTATCGTTGACCGAGCCTTTCGATCCGGAACCGCCATGCCAGCCTCGATGATTCCACGGAAGCGTCTGATATGTGGCGATACTGCCGTTCGCCAGCTTTCCGATGAAGGCATGAACACAGACCTGACGGCCACCGGGCTTATCCTGATTCCAGTGGTTGTTATACTGGTTTTTGCCCAGCAAGCCATCGTCGGGACCCACGTAGCGGCGCAGGTTGGGATTATTAGCTCCTGTGGAATGAACCATAATGCCCTTTGGCGTAATGGTTCTGCCCGCCTTGTAACAGGCGTTATTTGTAAGAATAAGTTTGTGCAGATTCATAGATTAGTCCTCCTTGTCACTTCGGTTGTGAAGCTGTTCTAAAATATCCTTCAGTTTCTTTGGTATAGGCAAACCGATATGTGCAGCGTTTTCAAGAATTGATACGCCTTCGTTAGACAAATAAAAGAAGATGACGGCTGTCCGTATCACTGAGCCATCACCAATTACGTTTTTGTCTATGATGTGTCCGATTGCCACCAGCGAGAAGATAAGCACCTTTTTAAAGATACCTCTAAACCCAATATCACTGGATAGTTTCTTGTCAAGCACCGCACACATTAGTCCTGTTATGTAGTCAATTACTATAAACGCCACAAGTGCATACAAAAAGCCATCCCACCCTCCGAGAAAGTACCCAAGCCACCCTCCTGCAGCGACAATTGCTGCCTGAATCCAGTTCCATATTAACTTCATGTTTTTCCCTCCTATTTGATTCAAGTACAAATTCTATGCCATGTATTATTTTGATCCATATATCCCTGCTTTCGGGATAAATTGTTGCTGTATATATTCTTGATTCGGATATTGCGTACACGCTTTTTCTCTCTGCCGGACGTGCTATAGAGAAAGTAAAATTGTGTATTTGTTACCGTGTATGATGTTGTAAACCATGTGAAAAGACCTGTTCCAGTATCAATAAAGCCACTGTTTAAAAAATGAGAAACAGCTCCGTAATTCTTTATAAGACTCCAGTTGCTAAATGTCCTTACCTCTGCAGCAGTTAGATGCGAGGACGGGTTGTAATAAACACAGCCTCGACGCAGGACATAGTATCCTCTTTCAGTTCGAGTAATACCACCACCAAATGTAGCATTAGGCCAGCCGTTAAGCGCGAAAAGAGAAATAGATGCTCCGTTATTTTTCATCTCGTATAGATAGCATGTTCCGACAGTTCCATCAGATAAAAAGATAAGATATGAAGAATCAGGTTGCACACATACAGTAAGAGAGGTTCCTGCTGTTCCAACATTTTTTCCAAAGCCGTAATCGGGACCGAGACTCCATGTTGTGCCATTGTCCGTTGAATATGCAGGCTTAAATTTCAATCCAGGGTAGCTCCAATAACTAATATAGTAAGGAAGACAGGTAACAAGAGTTCCGTTTGGCAGTTTTGCCATTGCGGTGGGTTGCATATTTAATGAAACATTTGGCGCATTCGTCCAACCACTTGAATTAATTCCGCTTTGAGACAGTTCATTGCTTATTACACACTTAAAAGTAAACGCGGTTCCACGTCCTGTGGAGTCGGTATACAAATGAGCCTTGTACCTGTTTGAGTTAAGGTCTACCCATGAAACCACAAGGTAGAGAACCCTGTCTATCAGAGCAACGGAACAGCGAGGAAGTAGCAAATTTGATATAACCGTTTTTGGTTCTGACCAGGCACTTTCACCAAGCGTATTTAATGATTCAAAGGATGTTGCCGTAACCGCAAGAATATCAGCATTGTATCCGTTGGTACGATTACCATAAACCATTACAACTCCACCGTTTGATGTAGAGGCCACACAACAACCCTCTACGCTTTTGTTTAGCAGTGACTTTCTGTTGTCCGGCCACGATGCTTGTCCTCCGTCTTTTAATGCAATTCTGTATATAGCTGAACTCATTATTTAAAGGCCACCTCTTTTATAAAAAACACTTACCTAAACACCTCAACATGAATATTTATCTGCTGTGCGGGAGCCTCGCTAAAACATGTAAAGGTTATGTTGTCTGTCCCAGCTTCAGCCTTTGATATTAAGCTCCACGCTGTCTCTTCAAGAACTGCAGTTTCATTATCCATTGAATAAACAGGTGTAATATGTGGCATGTCTGTGCCAAGAATCCCGATAACCTCAACCTCCTGTGTATAGGGGGCAGTTTCACCTGTCCATACATCATTAATCACAGCTGTATATGTTAACCTTGTAAGACCCCTTTCACATAGACCTGTGATAGCTCGCCAGCCGGTTCCGTCTGTTATCAAGTCCACACCCTCATCGGCTTTCAAGAGCAAGTTTTCAGTACCGTTTATCGTACCGACAATTGTTATATCATTTTCGCCAGTGTTATATATTTTCTTAATTATGCCTGCCGTTTGTGTCGAATGAAGGGTAATCGTTATCTCTCCACTTGCCAGAATAACCTCACAGTCATCAACACTTAGAACTGTGTCCTCGGATACACTTTTACAGTCATATCTTGTATAGTCATCAATATCCACCCAAGCATCGCTTATCGCTGCCTCGGTTGGCTCATCTGGCCCAACGAACAGCTTTACACTTTTTCCCCCACCGATAAATTTTCCGTTAAAGTAAACGGTGCCGTCATTATGCTCTTTAATCTTTGAAGTAACGCTTTCGGATTTTCGTACAGTTCCTATAATATCCGGTAGATATGAGCCTACTCCAACTCGTATTCTTCTTCGATGAAAAGGGTCATATTCCAGTGAAACAATGCGGGTGTTAACATTAATACAAAGCGGAGAAAACGCAATTTTAACGTCATCTCCCACAGACAATTTTACTAACTTCCAGAGCTCCAACTCGTAAGACTCTGTTTCCGATCTGTTATCATATGTCACACTGATATTCGATAAATTGTGCTCTGCATTAAGCTCTTTTAGTATAGAGCTTCCTCTGTGTGAGCGTATGCCAATTGCGTACCCGTCGTATTCAATTTCCCCGCCGCAAATACCCACAAGCTGCATGAGCGCAGCCCGACGTGTAATTCGGCTAGGCAAATACACATCCACTTCTTCTGTAAAATCCACTGTTCCTACAGTAAATGGTGTATCTGAAAGCAGCTCGGAAAGTGCATCCGTAGGTGTACCTTTAAATTCAAAACTATCAAGTGTATAGCTTTGATCATTTAAAATGTATGAAACGTGTTCACAGGAGGCTGTAACAATCATCTGCCCACCGGACAGGCTTTTTCTTATCATGACGACATTGTAATATTGATTTTCAAACATAACTATGCAAGAGGTGCTAATATTAAGCGCCCTTGAAACCAGTGTTGTAAAAGACAATGTCCGCTCACCGTCAAGTGTTTCTCGACATGTGGCGGACATTACCTTGTCAACCGTATGAATTAAATTTCCATTGTTATAGATGTATATCTTTTCTTGCATATTTTCACCCTAAGCCATACCAAGATTTCTGACCGATACAGTATTGTTTTCCCACTGCAAGCGTGCGATAACTTTTGTAAGTATAGTGCCGTCAACAGACAAAGGTATTGTTACATCAAAGGTTTGATGAGCATTTGCATTCTGTATCTTTGAATCTGTACTGTTCATATTCACATCAAAATCGGTGGGGATAACCTCGCCAAGCTCAAGTGAACGCTTTGAAAGATCCTTTTCAACACCATCCATAGCATCAAGAAACCCAACGCCGATGCCTTCTCCCATATTACCGCCGATACCAGCGAACACTGTTGATGGGGAGTTGATACCAAGCAGTCCTTTAACACCACTTACAATTCCACCGAAAAAATTACCGACCGAATCAGACAGCCATTTGCCCATTGACTTGATGCCTTCCCACAAGCCTTTGACGATATCTATACCTATTTGTGTAACCGAGCCAATTGCTTTTCCGAGACCACCGATAATTGCGACAACAATTTGAGGAAGGGCAGACAACAGTTGTGGGATTGCTTGAATCAATCCTGCCGCAAGCTGCACGATGAGTTTTATTCCCATCTCAATAATAGCGGGAAGATTACTTGTAATAAATTCAATGATGGTTGTAATAATTTGAGGCAGTGCTTCCATAAGCCTTGGCAGTGCATTTAAAAGTCCATCCGCCAAACCAGCAATAATGGCAAAAGCCGCCTCGAGAATTTTATCCATGTTGGCGAGCAGAGTATCTACAATCAAAATGATTGCTTCTATAATGGAGGGAATCAACTCCGGTAATGACTCCGCAATGCCAAGCGCAAGTGCAAGCACCAGTTGTATAGCGGCCTCAATCAGAAGCGGAAGGTTGTCTACAAGTGCACCGACAATCGTCATAACTGCGTCCACGGCTGCAGGAATAAGTTCAGGCAAAATACTTAGGAGTGTTTCAAGTACCTGGGAAAACAGACTTGTTACTGTTTCAAGCAGGATTGGGAGTAAATCACCTATAGCAGAAAGGATTGCACCTATCGCCGTTGGTAAAGCAGATACGATATTCTCTATAACCGGCACAATGTTTGTAACTACCGCCTGAAAAGCATCCACAAGGTTTTCCGCAAGATTTGTCATATCCGCGTCTGCATTACCAAGTCCTGCTGTAAACGAGCCGAGTGCAGCTTGAAAAAGCCCGAGAGATCCGCTAATGGTTTCTGTGGACTCACGTGCAAAGTTGCCTGCGTACTGTTCGGTGTTCTCAAAAAACATCTGCATAGCAACCTCAGCCTTTTCAGCGTTGGAAGCTGAAGCCCAAGTGAAATCCAGACCTTTAGCGAGAGCATAAGCTTCGACATTAGTGGCATTCATTGCAACGCCGAGGTTATCCATCATTGTGAAGTTGCCCTTTGCTGCACCTGCCACCGAGTCCAGTGCCATTTGCATATCGATACCCATGACGGAAGCCATATCAGCTGCCCGCTGCATAGCTTTTTCAGTCAGTTCAAGGGATTTTTGTTGCTCAATGCCGGAGCCTTGGAACAGCGCACCCATTTTATTCGCTGTGGCAAGATAATCACTCTGGGAAACACCAAGGTTTTTGTAGGCTTCCTCACCGGTTTTTTGGATACGCGAGGCATATTCACCGAATACGGCCTCTGAGCCTCCAAGATTTTGCTCAAGCTCACCGAACTGCTGTACGACCTCTTTACCCAGTTTGATTGCAGCGGCACCGGCAGCAATAGCGGCAGTACCCATTGCCGTACCTACACCCTTTAGAACACCACCCAGCTTATCGAGTTTTCCACCGGACTTCTCTGCAACGTCACCTGCTTCTTTCAGTTCATCACCGAGATTGTCCGCACTATCTGCCGACTGTTCGAGTTCACGTTCCATACCGTTAAGCTCTGCCTTTGCGTTGTTCAGCTTTATAGCCCAAGCCTGTGTACGCTTGTCATTTTCACCGAAAGAGGATGATGCATTGGCAAGTGCCTTTTCAAGGGTGGATATTTTATCCTTCTGGGCATCAATCTCTTTATTTAGCACCTTGTTTCGGGCGGTGATGGCTTCAACGCTTTTGTCCTGTTTGTCAAACTGCGAAGATACTAGCTTCATTTCACTGCCTAAAACCTTAAAGGACTGGTTAATATCACGCAGAGCATTTTTAAACTCCTTTTCACCCTCGACACCGATTTTTAAGCCAAAATTATCTGCCATGCTTTTCACCTCCTAATCAAGGCTCGATATAATATCATCAATGAAATATTCTCTTTTCGGCCTTGCTAACCCGTTGTACTGCTTGTAAATTTCCCACTGGTCGAGCAGGTGACCTATTGACATAAGCCAGACATCCTGCTCAGGTCGGTGTAACAGAGAGACCCCGTAAAAAATCAGTCGGGCAAACAACTCCTCGTCATCTACCCGACCTATACGTTTTTTGAGAGGTTTCCCCCAGAGGGATTATCATCCTCGCTTTTTACATTCCGTTTCGCTCCTTTGAACATTGCCTCCATGATGCTGTTTTTGTATTCCGCCAATTCAAGAGGTGAAGTGAGCAGTTCCACAACTTCTTCTGTCAAAAGTTCACGCTTATCTGAGGTGTTTTTCAAGTTGTGAATTAAAATGCTTTGATTTGCAAGTAGGGTAATGAGCCACACCACCTCATCGAGTGCCATCTCAAAGTTCTCGGTCTTCATTAATTTTTCTCCTAAATTAGAAAGCCCGCCATACCTTTTTGCTATCTCTTTTGTAGCTTTTGTGGTAAGAATTAATTCATAATCAAGATCACCAATTGATATTTTTGCGCTTCGCTCATTATTCATAGCCTTCTCCTTCTTCAACAGGCGCTGTGAATACAGGCTCATAAACTTCTGTATACCATCCTGTTATTACACTTGCGGGAACAGTCAGGTCACCTTCGGTTACCTCAGCTTTCCATGGATGTTTTCCGTTACCGTCAATTTTGTTTCTGCGCATAACGGTACCCTCAATTGTAGGTGTCGAAAAGGTTATACTATCACCCTTCGTCTGTAGGTTTGTTTCTGGGATTCCAAAAATAACACGATAAAACCAGAAATAGCGATACTTACCGTTTGATTTTTGCGCTCTAAATCCTATTGCAACCGGCTTTCCCATATCTTCACTTCCGGAAATTACGACGCCGTTATCATCAATATTCGCTCCTGTCAAATCCTCAGCGGCTGTCACTCCGATATCCGCAATCCCGAGTGAGAGTGTACCTTGTTTAAATTCCTTTACTATCTCAGCAGCACTGTCATCCGCATATAGGGTGGCTTCCGTCAGCTCAACCGATAGATCTGCTTGTATGGCTTTTGCGAGAGAAATGGGTGTATCGTAGGTTTCATTACCGTTCTCGTCCTCGGTGATTTTTGCATAGTAAAGTTTGTCTAACCCAATAGTTGCCATTTGTTATTCCTCCGTTTCTAATTTATATTCATAGGGTTTCGCCACATCGATGGCGTAGTGGTGATAGCCAGTATCAGCTTCATATCTTATATACCGGCGGCCGGTGATAACAAAATCAGCTTGAAGGAGCAATCTCACAAGCTGATTCTTTCTTTGTAAATAGTTGTTTTTACTGAAAAGCGAGAGCCGTACTTCCTGAATATCCGCAAGCGGTTTATTATCTCCGAAAACATCAAAGCTGTCATTAAGAGGAGTCAGCACCACATATTCATCAGGAGGCAAACCACTGAATACACCTGTTTCGACAGGGATATTTGCAGCTTCAATAAGTATGTTCAGTTCGGATAATATACTCATATCTTCTCAACCTCGCTTTCCAGCTTATTGGTCATAGCTTCAATACAAGCCTTTCGAGTTTTACTTTTTGCAGGTTTTAAGAAAGGTTTAGGCGGTTGACCATGCTTACCATATTCGAGAATGTTTGCAATTTTGGCGTTGCTTCCGCCATCTGATCGCGGCTCTTTAAAACCTATTTTCACGTTAAAATTGCCATCCCTGTCCTGCTTTGCAGGAGATACACCAAGCGCAGATTCAAGCTCGCCAGTAGAACGGCTTTCATTTTTTGTATTTTTACCGACCACAGAAGCAAGATTGCTTTTTACTTTGTCGTATACAACTTCAGCACCAGCTTCAAGAACCTTCGGTATTATTTCATCGGTTTTTTCAGACAGCCTTGATACCTTGAGAAGGAAATCGTCTGGTAGTTTAAAGCTTGCCTTAGCCATCAGCACACACCGCCAATACTTCAAGATACATTCCACGGTTCTTTATGTTTTCAACAGAGTATATGTTATATCTTTTACCCTCACATATAATAATGTGACGATTGTTCAGTTCAAAATGCGGTATGGCTCGAAGGCGAAACAAAGCGTTTGCCTCACTTAATTGAGCCATATTACGCCACTTCTCAGTAGAATTTTTCTGCTCAAAGTATGCTCTGACCGAAGCCACAACAGTATCACCATGATTAATAAAACCGTCAGCATCCTTCGTAGGCTCGGTTGATATAATGTCAATGAACCTATTCATCTTTCCAAAACTCATAAATGAAACCCCACTTTTAATTTTCACACCTTCCAATCCCGGTCAAGCCGCAGTAGCAGATTGACTGTGTTCCATACCTGCTGACCCGCTTGCACGTTGTCGGCAAAAAAGCCACCTGTGCTGCCGTCCCTTGATTCATAGAAGTGGGACGACAGCATAATGACAGCTTGCTCTGTGGTAGGTGGCATCAAGTGATCTGTGTAGTAATTTTCTGTGAGATGCTGATAGCTTTCAGCGTATTTAACGGCGGCGGTGATGTAAATCTGCAGAAGAAAATCGTCCGCCGTGTGTTCAAGGATAAGGTTTGCCCTTACTTTTTCAAGCAGTGTCATACCGCCACCGTCCTTTCATTATTCTTCCGGTTCTTCGATTACGACAGTGAAGGTTGCTTCGGGATAGCCGGAAACCCAGAGGGTGAAAACCTTTGGAGTATTTATGATTTCATCGCATTTTAGCCACATGACGATATCTCCGGCTGAACCGCCGACAGCAGCAGCTTCTGCAGCATCAGCAGATGTAAGTTGAGACCCGTTGTACTTAGCCGCAGTAATATCTGCAAGTCCCGTAGTGATGAGCATTCCAACCCACTTGTGAGTACCCTGTGCCGGGTTAGAACTTGGGAAAGCAATCAGCTCCGATACGGAGACCACAACGGTAATAACATCACCATCAACGCCGATCGCCATAACCTTGCTTTGGTTTGCGATTAAATCATCACCGGTCGGGTTTGGAATCTTGGCAACACCAAACTCCCCTACATCCGGAGCCATAAGACCTGCATCTTTCAGTTTGAGCAGCAGAGCGTTGAAATCGTCCTTGACTCCAGCTACGGTAGTAGCTGTGCTGGTTGCTTGGTTATTTGCAGAAGGAAGCCCCGTTACCGAGGCGCCCTCCTTTATTTCAAGTATTCCACCAATAACAGTTTTGTTACCACCCTGTTCGGTGTAGTTCTTTGTGTTATAGCTCATTATTCGCACCTCCGTTAGGCTTTCTGCTGAAGTACCTTAATGGCTTCAGGCAG